GATCAAAAGCAATAGTTGCAATGGCATCTGGTTTAATCATACTTCCTGCTCCTGCTTCCTTAAGCATAGGAACTAATTGAGAAGCAACCAGCATTAACTTGTCCCTTTTGTTAGCATTAGAGTTCTCACCCAAGTTAACATCTACTTCAAGCTCAATACACTCTGGAAGGTTCTTTAAATCTACATCAAGGATTTCTCCTCTACGATCAGACATGATGGTAATTTCATCCATGTTGTCACGTATAGTTTTAAATACACCATCACATAGTCTTTTGAATCCGCCCTCTGCAAATTTACGAGCGATATGTTGAATGCGCTTTTGACTTGCATTCATTACTTGGCTCAGCTTCATTTCACTGTTACCTGAAACATAGAGCTCGTCATTAAGCCCTTGTGCAGCTTTAGACATACCTGTTGCTTGTTCTTTGTGCACTTGTAAGTGTTGCAACAAAGGAACTGTACCAGCACTAATAGGGCTTGGAGGTAGATCAGATACTGCCCCCTGCGGATTTCCGTTTGTAGGGATGATCTGCTTGGGTCTTAGATTTTGCAGTGCAGAAAAGTCTACTACGTTAGGGTCTGCCAGCTTAGGAGAATAGTTAGTAAGGTAGGTGTTCTCAACAAAACCCCGCAAGATTGCAGTGGAAGTAAGAGTAGTTGAACGTGTCATATCTGCTACAGACAAACCAAAGAATTCGTATGGAATTTCAAATGGGCTGAGAGAAGCAAGAGGAACATAGTTACAATCTTCTTCGTGCAGGATAATATCTCCGGCCACAATGAAGTGTTTCAACTCTGCAATACCATCACCATCCCGGTCTACTTCCATCCAGCATTCTGTTACTGCTACGTTACGATTAGCTTCAAGAGCATCATCCGCATCTGTCATTCCTTGCCAGTAAGATTGCCCCGTAATTCTTTTACGTACTGCTACGTCATGAGAATATACAGTATGATCTTCGGAAGTAGTAGGAAGTACCGACCAATCTTCAAGGCCTTCTGCAATATCAGGATACATCTTACGGATATCTGAACGTGACATTTCTACTTGAATGCCCACAAATGCTGCGGTCTCAATGCTGCTCGCATCTCTTGAGATCAGAAAGTTTTCTGGTGGTACATTCTCAATCTTAACACGAGACATATCATAAGATCTTTTTAGTCTTACATCTTCGTAAGTGTTAGTCATAGGGTTAAAATTTAATTCACCCACCACTTCAACGTCTTTGTCTGCCAGCTTAAGGTCTAGTGCTTCCTCTGTAAGAGAGTCGTACTCCTCAAATTTAGTAGACATGTCCTCTACAAAATCCCAACGGATAACAGAGTTTTTCCACAACAAGGCAGACTTAACCCACGTATTGAGTAACTCCCACCCGTTATTCTTTTTAAAGATAGTGTAGTTTACCAGGTCAGAAGCATCGTTAGCTGCAGCGATAGCGGCTGGTGAAGCTGACCAGGACTTAAATTTTGCCAGCCTGTTATTGTTAAACATAAGTTCTGAAATAATTGCAAGGTACGCCTCAATAGTTTCTGTGGTATCTGAAGATACAATTTTAGACACACCATTAGGTCTTAGGTGGCCAGCAGGAAGCCCTGCGTATTCATAAGTAGACTGTAGTCTATCATTTGATAGTTCAGAAGAGTTTAAGAAGTCACCAACTGAATTAGATACTCCTGTGGAAACCAAACTTATCAGCTGCTCATCAGTTACCTTCTCTCGGTAACCTGTCATATAATCGCCCATATAGGCCTCCTATCAATCAAACCCACATGGGTATATAATTATTTGGGGTTTTTGAACCACAGGTACCCCAGGACCCAAGGACAGCATGAGGTTCAGCTGTGCAGCCCGTCTTTACCCTCTTTCCGCCATTCTTCACGGTGAGCACGAGCAAGCTCCGGTTCTTTAGTTTCTACTTCGTTAGCCCTAGCATAGGTAGCGGAGTTCTTTGACTTAAGAGTGGGGTCCCAAACTTTACCATTCTTTTGTTTTACACCTTTCGATGGTTTGTAAATAGCCATTAGTTATCCTCCAAGTCTCTTTTAAGTTGTGCTAGTTCCTCTAGCTCTTCTACACTAAGATCAGCACTAGCTCTGTCTGTATTAACAGATTCAACTCTAGTTTTCTTAGGCGCTTTATACTCGCCTAGCTCTTTAGCAATCTTAAATGCTTCTTCTCTATCACCCTCTTCCATTGCTTCATGCATTAACAATTTCATTATATCAAGGGGATCTTGAGCTACAGAATTAATTGCCTCCAGGGTTTCTGCCATTTCAGCAGCCTTGGCAGCGATACGTGCATCTCTTTCTCTTTTTTGTCTTCGTGCCTCTGCAGCAGCTTTAACCCCTGCCGCCTGAAACTTTTTAATTTTTTCCTGACCTTCCTCTGTATTAGGGTCAATCATGCTTTCAGCAAAGTTAGCCTGACGAGGATCTTGCATCATGCGCTGTCTGATCTCTTCTATTTGTTTACTTGTCTTGGCCATTAAATCCATTCCTCATTATTACGATTAACAAAATTCTTTTGTCTCCAATCTACCTTTTGACTTGATAACTTATCGATGTTAGTTCTGTATGCTTCCCAAGCAATAGCAAGGGCCATAACAGTATCATCGTTCCTACCCTGAATAGCTTCTGTTTTACCAGAAGAAGTAGATATATAAGTTTTCATTTCAGATAGTATAGTCTTGGAGGGAATCCAAATATCTTCTTCCTCAACCGCATTCTTTAACTGTCCGATTACTCTAGGCTTACTACCATGTGTCATCCTAAATCCGGGTGTCTGTCCTTCTTCAGAACTTAACTTTGCCGCTTTAGTTTCATAATACATGTTAATGTAACTCATTTGTTTGAGTCTTTGCAGAGTTGCAACACCCATACTGTTTGATTCTACTGCCAACAAAGCATTATTAAAATATCTACCAAGATAAAACAAATGTTCACCATAGAGTGTAGGGTCTACTGTGTTGTCTCTATACATAGCACAAATGTGTCCCTGTGTGTTTAACACAATAGCTGTGCTGTAATCCTGTTTAACACCGAGAGCAACATCTGCTCCGATAATATAGTTATCTTTCCAGTCTGGTGGTATCCATATCTCAAGATTACCCCTCGGGCTGTCATCAAAAGAACCTAGTTCTTCATTATATAATCTGAGAGCAATTGGTTGTACTGGTAGGAAAGAGTTAATCTTTTCTGGGTTAAACACAGAAGAACCAGAGACAAGAAAAGCTTCCTCTGCGTTAGCAGGGTACTCTTGTCTAAACTTGTCTACTCCACCTTCAACGATTTTTAAACGTCTCCAGTAAATTTGTTCATCGGTTAGATCATATTTTTCTTTGTAATCTTTTTCTTCAAAAGTTAATTCAAACTCTTCTGGCACTTCTCTTTGGTACTCCACAGTTTTAAACCACGGAATAAATATAGCGATGTAATCAGATTCCCCTGCTGCTGCCGCCTGATACAGACGATAAAATTCGCCTGAAGCACCATTAGCTGTGGACTCAATAATTACTTCTGTACCATCGGCCTGGGATATACCTTGAAATAGCCCCGCAAGAATCTTAGCATCGTGCTGCCAGAAAGCAACCTCGGATGCATGTAAGATGGTAGGGGTTGTACCACGACCAGCTTCAGGAGACCCAGCAGTATAAAGTCGATAAGACCCTACTGCATCTTTGTCTGTATAAGCTGGTGTTTGAATAGCAATTTCTTTGGCGTTAGTCTTTTCTAACTTGGGCTGTAAACCCTTTTCCATATTCTTAATTAGGTTTTTACTCATTGAAAAGAGAGAATCTGAAGTGGCACTATCATGCGCCATCACAACAGATCTGGTGTGTTGTTGAAAGTAAGTCTTCCAAAACACTCTCCCTGCACAAAAAGTAGAGATACCTTGTTGACGAGCCTTAAGAATAATAGCCCGCACCTTACCTGTTTCTTTTCTTTGTTTCTCTAAAGCTTCATTAATAATAGTCTGAGCTTCATTAAACTCAAACGGAACAAAACCTTTAGTAGCATCTTTAGTAATAATTCTAATTTGATCTGAGGAA